TATCTCGGCTATTACCGCATCAGCGTTGATGCTTAAAGCACTGAATACTCTTGTGACTGTGGAAGTGCCAGTTACTAATTGACTTCCTACTGCGCCTGAAATTCTTTCTAAACTTGTCATAATATTATTTTTTATTTTTTTTTATAGTTGTGGTATTGCGCACTCATCATAATTAAAAGGAGCTGATACGCTCAATGTAATTAAATGTCCTGCTATTTTATCTTTGAAATCGTGTACGAATGGGGTAAATGTTGATGTCTTGTCTAAGTCCAATTCGGTGTGAAGATTAAGAGTTGCAAACAAGTCTAAACCGATTTGAAAAGTATCTGATTCTATTTCGACTTTGTTTAGTTCTCCGTCTTCAACCCTATCTCCTATTAAGATGTTAAAATTATATATTATATCGTTACCTGAGATGTTAGAGGGTTGCGGACTAACCCAAAATAAAGGGTATTGCGTAGCCTGAGACGAACTAATTTCCCAAAGGTCGCCATACCCATAGTCTTTAATTTGCAAATGATTATCAGCAAAGTCCTTAAAGTATTGATATAAGGTGTTCTTAGTTATCATTTTTTCTTTTCAATGTAAATCATTAACTTCTGCAAGTTCTTCTTAGTGATTTTTTTGTTAGCAGTCTTTACAGTAGGGGTAATATTTTCGCTCATTGTTTGTTATTGTTCGTCTTGACCTGCCTAAAAAGAAACCTGTGCTATATCCTAATTCTCTACTTTGAATGTCTTGTAGTTTATTATTGCCTGACATCCACAAAGGGTAAATATTAGAGTTCTCAGCTAAATAACCGCTTAGTCTTTTGCCGTAAAACTCAGCCATACGCCCCCATTTTTGTTCAATCAATTCAAGTTCTCTTTGACTTACTGGTTGTTGGTTGTCTGAATTTTGTGTTACTACGCCCTTATTAGAGAAACGATAGTTAAATATAATTGCCCCATCAGCAATGGTTGCGTTGATTATAAAATCTCTGATATACTCGTCTAACAAAGTTTGATTCAAGCCCGTTAGAGTAGATGCGTTTATTTGGTTTGCAATTTCATTGTAAAGGTCTGAGCCTAATATTTGTTGAAGTTGTAAATCTTGCACCATTATAATAGTTTGTGCAATCAACTTGTCATCGACGTTATTCTCTATTACACCATATTTTTTAATGGTTGCGGTTGATACGAAAAGTGGTTTTAAACTCATTTCTATTTATTCTTTTTAACTAAGACCGATTCCCAAAAATGCCGACAACTTGGTATATGAGTGACTGTCCCTTTAATAGTCTGCCACCCTCCCTTGTATTTAAATACATCTTCATTATAACCTCTTGTACTTGCTTCATTTTGCATTGCATCAATCTGCGCCCTTGAGTATAATTGATTAGCATTTATAAGTTTAATGCAAAAATCTCTACTTGTATCTAAAAGTTTGGGGCTTAAATTAGTTGTATATCTCCATTTAGTTTCCAATCCCACCTCTTGAGTCGGTGGCTCTTGTATTTCTTTTGGAGTTATGCTTATCTCTCCGTTGGTTTCCGTGTAGTCTACAAGTAAAGTATTTGACTTATTTAAGCGTTCTAAACTTTTGTATATTTCACTTTCTGAAAGTCCTAATTTTTTAGCCAAGTCAGATATTTTAATCTTCTTGTTTTTCTTTATCGCCTCAATTAATTTATCGTCATCTTCTTTAGCGAAATTCTCAGAGTCTGAGTAAACAAAACAAGATTTTACTATTGTGTAATTCTCTGCAGGTTCGCCAATTTCTAAAAACTTTGATAGGATAAAATCTTCTTCGGTAGAGAATGCGCTCGTTTTTAAATCATCGCCCCCCAAAATTGCAGGTAAGCTTATTAATTGCCTAATTTCGTTAGTTGTTAAACTTTCAAGAATCTTAGGCGCAATAATAGGATTTGAATTTATAATAGTTAAAATGTCATCCTTTTTAACAAGGTTAGGTTTTTCAATTCCTAAACGCATATAAACCATATCAGCAAAAGAATCCGCATCAATAGTTCTGCTTATTACTTCTGAGGTCAACTCTATTCCGATAGGGTCTAAGGTAGTTAATTCAACGGGGTTGCCGATGTAACCATACAAAGAAAGAATATAGTTCATGTCCTCTTCTTCTTCTTGTTGTTTTGGCTTTACATAAGTGTTACTAAAATGCTCCCAAGACAAATCAAACTCTGACCTACCTCCACCAAGTTCGCCTGGAGTCTTTATACCAAAAAGCAAACCGTTAGAAACTCTATGAGAATAAAGAATCTTATTTATCGTATCCTTGCTTAGTTGCTCGTATTGTTTATCTAAGTCATTAGAACGCAAAGGACTAATTGTCGGAGCGGTTGTGTTTGGATTCTGAAAGTTTAAAAGTATTTCCCCTGCATTGTCCGTTCCTGAAGCTTTACTTTTAAATGCGTGTTCAATCTCAATTTGCTCTTCGTCATTAATAGCCGTTCCATTAAAGAAAGTGACCATTGTTCCCGCACTAAATCCAGTCTTAACATTGTTTAACTGAAAGAAGTTGCACTCAATGTCCGTTTCAATAGGTGTAGCGCCACTATTGTACTCAGGTAATGGGTATATATCACTCGCAGGGTTATCGTCTATTAGGTAAAGGATTTGTTTGCCCTCTCTTTTTAAAGGATTAAACGCTGGTAATGTAACCGTGTCATCAGGTAAGCGACCGTTTGACTTCTTCCATTTACTATTAGTCGATTGTTCTCTTGTCCATTCTTTACTAATGTAAAACTCTGACTTATCTACACAAGTTCTAATCGTGTTAAAAGGTTGAAGCTTCACACTTTTCATGTTCCCAAAAACATCCCATTCAATTAAGTATGCACATCCGCCATAAAGAGTACGTTCAAAGATTTTCTTTCTCGCTAATTCATCCGCCGTTTGAGAATTATTAATAGACTTTAAAGTCTTTTCTAAACCTATTTTATCTCCGTTCCAATCGGCTCTAATTTTAAAACCTTTGCCAAAAATATAGGTCGCCTTACCTTTTATAATCGCCCCATGTATTCCCGAATTGTTATAAAGATAACTTAAGTAATCTGAATAGTCATTATTTTTACCATAAGGCACATAAACCATGTTAGGTTGTTTGCGAAATATTGGAGTTTCATTCGCATATAAAGGAAATTTGCTGAATGAATAGTTTTTAATTAGGCTCATATGCTTTTCTTGTTAAGGTAGATTCATTTTCAATCCGTGAAGTCATCGTCTTATCGTAGGTCATTAGTCCGTTTTCAACCACAGTTAAACCCGTAGGCACTAAATTCGTTGAACTTACTTGCTCATAAACATTGTAAGTGTACTCGTCGCCTAAAGGTATCTGAATCTCGCCAATTAAAGGACTCGGAGTTGTAGTTTTAACTATTATGTTAAACTTATTATATCTATCCGTGTAGAGGCTCGTATCAGCTGAGATACAATAATACTTTTGCTGAGTTTGATTATTAATAAACTCAAAAAGAAACTTAGGCGTTGCAATGGTTACCTTTTCAGATAAAGTCAATACAACTACATTACTTCCTAAATTAAGTCTTATCATTACTTATATAATATTAAAAACTTAAATAAGTACAAAAAAAAAGGGAAGCCGTTAAGCCTCCCTTTAATTATTTATAATTGATTAAATCAAAGAAGTAACTATCGCTTGAGACACGCCCAAAGGATAAGTCTTTTCTTCGCCTGTGAATGTTAGAACAAAACCGTTAAGGTCAGATGCCGCTTTGCCAGTTCCTGCAGTTCCAGTTGAAAGGTCAAGACCATTCTCAGAACCGTACAAGGAGAACAAACCGTTCTTGTCTTTAACGATAAACATCAAAGGTTTCTGAGCAAGAACACGAATTTCGTTACGTTTAGCAACATCGAACTTATCTAAAGAAAATTCAACCGACTGCATAATGTAACCGCTTCCGCTTGTAACCTCACCTGCGTTGTCCGCTTTAGCTTCTGCCGTGTTACGTCTAAGTTCATACTTATAGAACTTTTTGCCACCCGTCATTGCCATTACAGTTACCGCACCCGCTGAACTTGCGAAAGTAGCCGTGTTTAAATACTCTAATTCTCCGATGTAAACTTCATCGACTCCGCCAATACTATCTCGGCAGTCCAATGTGAATCCAGTTGATAGTAAACAAGCCATGATTATACTAATTTAAAGGTTACGATTTCGTTCGGGAATTTCACTTGAGTACCCAATTTGAAGTGGATATCCAGCATCATAGTCAAACTGATTGGGTTCTCACGGATGTTGAACATATCTTCGTCAGACTCTAAGTCAGTTCCAATTACAAAGTTAGAAGTTCTACCTAAGTGGATTCTGTTAGTACCGTCCAAACCATAGTAAGCTACAACCTTAATTCCAGTTCCTGGCAAGATTAATTCTTGAGATTGGTAAGCGCTTCCGTTTACACCATCATAGTAGAATAAGTTTGCAGATTTCAAAGCAAGAATTAATTTGTCAAAAGTGTCGCCACCTACATAAAACTGTAAGTCTGCTTTGCCCTTTAACTTCGCTGGAAGAACTGCCCACATACCGTCGAATATACCTATTACGTTAGCAGATGTGATGCCTGTACCTGTAGTGATACCTGTAGGGTTACCGTTTATTGTAGTTGCACTTGCATCTAAAATGATTTTGTTGAAACCATCAAATTGAGTTAAGTTGCTTCCACCTGAACCACCGATTGCAGATTGCCAAAGTGCAGTTTCTTTAGCTTCGGTTAACAAACCAACTAAGAAGTTAGTGAAGTCAGCTTCGAATGCAATGTAGTCATACATAGTGCCTGGGCGCAATGCTCTTTCAGTCCAAAAACCTTCAAGTTCTTTTGCGCAAAATTCTTGCTGAACTTTAATCTTTCCTACAGTGATGGTTCTCTTTGAGAAGCCAGTCTTACCTGAAGCGTTGAACGCACAAGCAGTGTCAGCTTGGTAGAACAATTCAGTGGTGATGTAATGCAAATCAGCAGTTGATTTGATACCTGTTTGTTTTGCGAAAGTTGCTCCTGTCTTTCCTTCGTAGAAAGAACGGATAAGCAATTCAAGTGATTGGTCGTTAACGACTGCAGGTAGTCCTGTGGTGTCGTATGCAAATTTTTTAAGTTTCATCTTATTTTATTTATTTTATTTTGTTTAATATTTCGGTTAATCTTGAGAATTGAGTTGCGCTTACTGATGCTGATTTTCTCTTTGCATCATTGCTTACTACTTCAACTTCTTCGGTCTTAGCAAGGATTCCAACTGCGCTAAATAATGCGGTTGTCTTTGCGTTTAGTGCTTCAATCTCTTGAGCGTACTTTGAGTGGATGTCAGCAATTTGATTGTTAAAATCATTTGCTTGAGCTTCTAATGCTTCGTTTACTTTTGACATTAATGCTTCATCGTTCAACGGGCTTTCCTCTTCAGGTGTTGCTACTTCTGCAATAACTCCATCCATTACAGTGATAACTACATTACCTTCTAAAGTGTGTTGTCCGTCTGGAGCAGGAACTTCAGAACCGTCAGGTAAAACTAAAGTAACTGTTTCGCCAACTGCGATTGTTCCTTTTACAATTCCGCTACCGTCTAACAAGCTTGTTTCTACAAACTCGATTGCAGGAGCTACGGGCGTTTCTTCAGAAAAAACTTTCTTAAGTTGATTCGTCAAGTCTTCGCCTAAGACTTTTTTTAATTTATTAAATTCCATATTCGATATTATTTTATTTTTAATGTCTTCGTATTCTTTTTGCTCGGCTTCATCTACTTTCTTATCGTTAAAGTAACCTTCTACGCTAAAACCTCTTATCTCTCCACTCTTTGCCATCTCCCAAACCGCATTGTCTTCTATTTTAACATAGCCAAACCATGAGCCGTCAGGTGCAGGAGTAAAGTTCTCAGGTGTTTTCATCCCTAATTTACTGTCTATTATAAAGTGACTTAACAAATAAGCACCTTTAACGGGTTTATTATCGTCATGATTAAGGTTAAAACTTAGTGGTTTACCACTCTTAGCCAACTTATTAACGATTCTTGCAATGCTTTCGGCAGTAAATTTTACATAATATTCCGTTCCGTCTTCGTCTTTGCGGTAAATTGGTTGTTCGGCAATCATTAAGAAGCCACCTAATATCTTCTTTTCTTCATCAACTACAGTAAACTTATGCTCAATCGCAGGTTCTTCGGCAGAGAATGTGTGCCAATTACGCTCAATGGCAGGTTGCAAAACTAAGCCAACTGCGAATACTGAGGTTTCATCCTCAAGATTTTCGTCAATGTCCAAAACATATAAAGGTAGCTTCATTGATTATATAATATTTATAATTAAACTATGTACAATATAGACTTATATCAAAGTTGCATTGTGTCTTATCCTGGCAACCCTACCTTGAGAATCGGTTATGTCTTTTTCTAAAACATAGACTCTTTGATTAGGATTCATTGCAGGTCGGTTGCTTTCAAACTTATCCATTCTCGGTGGTTGACTTGAAATAGAACCACCGCCACCACCACCGCCTCCACTCGGTGCGGATGTTGAACCACCACCACCTAACAAACTCTTTGCTTTACTTGCCGCCCCTAATACCGCAGCGACTTGAGAAGCATAAAACACTGGCATAGTTAAGGCAGCCGCAGGGCCAGACAAACCGATTGCAGATTGCTGAGCAATTCTCAAACCTTGTATAAATCCTAATGCGGTGTCCGTTGCTATTTGTGCTAAGGCTAAGGCTTTTCCTGCATTGGTATTTTTAAATTGTTGACCTAACGCCAATTCGCCTAAAGCATTTAACGCTAAATAAGAATCATTTACGATTGCTATTTTAGCATTTTCAATGTCTTTTTTGTCTTGTAATGATTGGAGAGCAGCTTGTTTATCTAACTCAACTTTTCTATCTGCTGCATCTTGCTCGGCTTTGACTTCTGCTTCTAACTGAGCCATAAGCTCTGCCATCTCTTTCTCGCCTTG